GCCCTCAGAGTCGAAGAGCTTGAAGCCGAGACGCACGCGCTCGAGCGGGTCTTCGATCTCCGCGAGCGACGTCATCGCGTCAGTGAAGAGCTCTTCGGTCGAGCGCAGGTTTCCGTCGGTGTCGCGTAGCTGAATCCCGAGCTGCCGGATCGCGTCGCGAGCCTCGCCGGTTCCGTTCGCGGCTTCGGCTGCGCGCCGCCCGAAGCGCTGGAGTCCCATGTTCAGCGCTTCGACGCGCACGCCGCTCTGGTTCGCGGCAAACTGAAGCTCTTGGAGGGCGGTTGTCGAGATGCCGAGCTTCGAGGCGACGTCGCCCAGGTCGTTCGCGGTCTTGATCGCCTGCCGCGCGAGGTTCGCCATCGCGCCGGTCGCCAGACCGCCCGCGACCGCTGCGACGCCGACGAGGTTTCCTTTGACCTGCCGAACGCTCGCCGCGATTTTCGCGAAATTCGCGCGCATCCGGTTTGCGGTCGTCTTCGTGCTGCCCTCGGCGCGCTTCAGGTCGCGCTGGAGCTGGTCGATGCGAGCTCGAAGGACGACCTCTACTGCGCCTACTTCAGTCGCCATGCTGCGCGTTCTCCCTCTGCTCGATCACCTCGCGAAACCGTTCCGCGATTGCTTCGTGCTGCTCTTTTCGCTCTTCCAGCTCTTCACCCTCAAGCGCGCGTCCCGGCTTCGGCGGGTTCATCCACTGCTCGAACTGCGGGATCGTCTTCGCTCGCCCCAGGGCCGCAGTCCAGTAGCTCGCGGCTCGTGCGAGCTCGAGCCTCGCTTTCTGCTGCTCGCCGTACTCTTCGGCGTAGCCGTTGAACTCGGCGGGCGTCGTCTTCCAGAAGCGCTCCTCTTCCCAACTCCATCGAACTACTGCAAAGCGCCGCGCGGCGACGAAGTCCCAGTCGCCGCGTGGTGAGGGTCCACGTCGTCGTCGCTGCCTCCCTCGAGCTCCGGTTCGGGGACGCCCCAGAGCGCGAGGTTGATCGCCTCGAGCGCGGCGTTGTAGGTGGGGAGCAGGGGATACCACCAGCCCTCGACGGTCTCGAGCGCGAGCTCTGGCTCTTCCCAGAGACGACCGGCCCAAACCAGGGCGGCGAGCGTCTGCGGGTCGAGCTGCGCGACCGCACTGGGGATCGAGACGAGCCCCTCGAGACCGAGCTGGTCGATTAGGCGAGCGAGCGCGCCCTGATCGAAGCGAAGGAAGAGCTCTTCGCCGTCGATCAGGACGCGCGCGCGCCCTCGCAGTTGGTCAGCCGTCAAGCTCATCAGGTGACGTTTCCCGTCCCCTGAAGCGAGATGCTGATCTCGGCGGGTCCGTGAGCGGGTGCGTCTACGCTCATGTTTTGAACCAATGCGCTTACTGTCTTCACGGCAGTCGGGGATCCCGAATTGGCGTTATCACTCCAGACCAAAGTGACGACGCTGCCCGCCTCGTAAGCGGTCACCAGCGAGGCGTAAGCGGTGCTTCCTGATACATAGAAGGCGTTGCACTCGACGTTCATTGTTCGCTTTCCTGCCAGGAAGAACGCGTCGTCGTCTTCTTTTGATGAGACGTCTAGCATCTCTGCGCTGCGCGTAATGGTCGCGCCTCTCTGGGAGCCGATCAGGTCGCTCCCGATGATGATTCCGATCTCGTTTCCGTCTACAGCCATTTGGCCTTCCTCCTGCTGTTACCGATCGAGGATGATCCTCGCGGATAGGGTTCGACCGTGGAGATCTTCCACGTCCGAAATAGTGGGTCCGCTGACGTGGACGGTGCTGATCGTCCAGTCGGGAACGGAGAAGCTGCCGCGCATCTTCTCGCGGACGTACTCCGCGATCGACTCGATGTCTGCGACGCTTCCGTCTTCGTCGTCGTAGATCCCGATGTCCTGCTCGATCTCGCGCATCACGCCGCTCTTCTTGTCGAGCGTTGTGTCTGCGACCGACTGCGTCACGATGAACGGGGTCGTCGCGGGTTCAGGGATCGGAGAGACGCCGAACACTGAGGGGTATCCGCGAAAGGCTCCGAGCTTCGTCGCGAGGATCGGATCGCCGCGCAGATAGTCGACGAGCGAGCGGGTCAGGTCGATCACTTGAACAGCCCCCGAGCGAGCTTCTGGATTGCCTTCTCGCGGTTCTTGCGAATTGCCGGGCGCAGGTAGGGACGCTCCTCGAGGTTGCCCTTCGGGTACCCGAACTCGAGCGCTCTTGCGTAAGGCGTATTCGCACCAATCGCGATAACAAGCGACCGCCGTCCTCGCACGACGCGGTGATAGATCGAGTTGCGAAGATTGCCGTGGAGAAGTCTCGGGGGTTGCCCTGGCTTCGAAGGACTCTGGCCGACCAGGCGCTTCCCGACTCTCTTTGCTGGCTGCCCCTTCGATAGAGACCGAATGACTTTCCCCTCGAGGAACATCGCCGCGACTTCGGCGTTCGCATTCAGTCGCTCAGAAGCCTTCAAGAGCGCTTCCTTGCCGTTCCAATCCACGTTGACTTTAGACGCCACTGCTCGTCTCCTTGCACACGAGCTTCGTGTAGTAGTCAGGCACGCTGGGAACGATGACGCCGAGCACCTTGTAGACCGCAGCGCCGTGATGGACTTCGTCGTCCCGCTGATACGTCAGCCCAGGTAGGACGTAGACCATCGTCGTCGCCTCGGCGTATTCGGTCGGACCGCTCGAGATCTCACTCGGCACGCCAGGAGAGATGCGGCAGTGCGTCGTGCCGCTGAAGTTCACGAGGTTATAGATGACGCCGCCCATGTCGTCGTAATCGGCGACGGGGCGCATCATGTCCGCGGTCTTGTTGAAGAGGTCGAAGTTCACCAGCTTGGCCTCCGGTACGGCTCGAGCATCATTCGCGCAGAAGGCGGGATCGCTGCGGACGCTTCGCCTGGTCCCATCGTCTGCGAGAAGTCGCCGATCGACTTCGCCTGGACGCCCGACCCGCCGCCTTCGCTGATGTGGCGAGCCGTCTCCAGAACCGCCGTCAGGACAGGCTCCGGCATTCGCGCGAGGCCGTCGCAGATCTTGATGTAGTCGAGGTCGAACTTCGCGCCGTTGGGAGCGTCCGCGCCTCCTGCCCAAAGCCTGATCGAGATCTCGGTGACCGTGGCGTCGATCCAGGCGCGGTTCTGGGATTCGAGCTGCTCGTCGAGCAGCCCGGCGGCGAGGAAGCCCATATCGATCACGTCTGTGCGGTAGTTGTTGTGTCCGCCTGAAACGCTTCGCTCGACGATTTGGTCGGGCGTTTGATTCCTGCCGCGATGGGAGCGTTTCTTCCCCGTGTAATAGTCACGCCCGTCCCCGTCTTTCCAACCCATTTCTAGGACGGCATTCCCGGTAGTCGATGCGCGCGAGAGGTTGGAGCGCACGACAACGAACGGGAACGCTCTGCCGTCGAGGGCGATCGTCGGGCTCTTGAGGTCATCGCCAGCGACGACGCCAAGCTCGTAGATCATGCGATCAGGTGCGGTGGAAGACGCTCCGAAGATCGGGTCGCCGTCTGCGTTCGTTGCGGTCTGATCGCCGGTTAGGAAAGTCCAGCCGAGCCGGTCGAGGTCTGAGAAGCTCCCGCTCGAGTTGCGATACCACTGCCAGTTGTATGCGGAAGCTCCAGCACTCCACCCGGTTCGGTAGGTGACGAGGTACTCCGTCCCCGCCTTGAAGGTGTACGCCGTGCCGTCTTCGTTGCGACCGCTAACGACCCAGCCCGAGAAGTCTGGGTTGTAGACGTATTCGGTTTCGCTGTCAACCAGATCGACTCGATGCCTGTGACCGGACCGCCCCCGACCTCGAGCGTCAGTCGATCACGCACAGGCGTGATCCGCTGGCTGACCGTGTGCTCTTGCAGCGCATCCCCGCGCTGATTGAACTCGATCGAGAGGTAGGACGCGACCATCGCCTCGGCAATGTCGAGCGTCGCCTGGGCACGAACGGGGGGCGACGAAAGGCCGAGATGTGCTGCGAGCTGATCGACTCGAGTGAGGCTCATCTTTCACGCACCTTCGACCGCCGAAGCGAAGTCAGTCTGACGGGAAAGGCCGACGCCCCCTCGTGAGAGGAACCACCCGAACTCACGAGGGGACATCGACCGACAGGTACAAGCGCACAAACACACCTCTCCCCCAGGCAGCATTGGGACCGAGGCTCTTGCTTCTCAGCTCGAGTCTTTTGCACGCTAGTTCCCATCACCTACAGAACGCTGCTGTCGATCTGGTTTCCGAGAACCATCACACCACCGAACGCGTACTCCTGATCGAGCCGCGCGCTGAGCGTGTACTCGACGACGCGCTTGCGCGGGTTCCACTCCGCATCGACCGTGAGGTCGCGCTGGATGCCGAACACGAGGTTCGACACCGGCGTGAGGAGCAGCTTCGACCCGAGCGCGGCTGCGCCCGTGTCGCCCGACTTCGTCACCATCGCCGACTCGGGGATGATCGGAATCCCGAAGTAGCGAAGGTTCGGGAAGCCGCCGACGAGTACCGCATCACCGCCAGCGGTGGCGCGATCCGCATACTCGTCTGCGTACTCCTGCGCGAAGCCCGGAGGACAGAAGAACGTGAGGTCCCCGATCGTCCGGTACTTGTTGGGCAGGTTCTTCAGCACGGTGCGGAAGTTGTCTTTGCAGATGCTTCCCGAGCTGTTCCCCGAGAGGTCGACATCGATCACGTCGCTGTCGGCTTCCATGAGGTGATTCCAGCCATCGTCCACGCCCAGGAAGGTCGTGTTCGCTTCAGCTGTATCGCCTCGCCAGGCCAGCGAGTTCATGTCCGTCCCAAAGGCCAGACCGAGCTTGCCAGCAATGACCGACTCGACGTTGCCACGGGCGATGTTGTCCTCGAGGAAGGACAACGAGACGTCCTCCGTCCAGACGATTTCGTTCGTGGTGAGGTTGCGGCGGCTGATCGTGACCGAATCGGACACGGCCTGGGCCGTCGCCTCCGTCGCCAGTCGGATCTTCTCGGTCGCGAAGTTCAGGCGATCGATCGTGCCACGCGGACCCGCCATGCGGCGAATCTGGCAACGACCGAGCGTCGTCTGCTCGTTGACGAAGAAGTCGATGAAGCTGTCGGCCGTATCGGTCGAGAGCTTCCCGGCGTCGGACGAGAAGAGGGCGGTGTCGATCGTCCGCTTCTCGGCCCAGGTGCTCCGCATCTCATCGACGCGAGGCACGAGCTGGTTCTTGTAGGGGTCTTCCGCCTTCATTTCGGCCGCGGGCAACATGCCGCCGTTGACCTGCACAAGTCGGATGACCTCGCCCATCTCGGCGAGCTTCTGCTCGCTGTCGATGAGCCTCTTCTCCATATCGGTGACCGAGTCATCGGTAGGGGCCGAGTCGCGCTCTTCGAGCGACGCGAGCCTTTCCTGAATCGGCTTCACCGTCTCGTCGGCGAACTGTCGGACTTCGTCCTTCAGCTCCTCGACTGCTGTTGCGAGTTCCATGATGGAACCTCCTATGAAGTGGACCGCAGGGCAAGCCGGATTCGTTCCAGCTCAAGCAGGGTCCTAGTTGCGTCCCGGAGGCCCTCGGAATCTGCGTCCTCGAGGGACGGAGAGGGGTTCGAGAAAACGGGCATCCGAAGCGAGCGCATCAGAGCGACCGCGTTCGGGTTGGAAGGGACAGGCACGAGGCTGACTTCGACCAGCTCCGTGCGCTGATAGACGGGAACCTCCGAGCCATCGACGCTGCGCGTGGTCATCCCGTCCGCATCGGGAATGAAGCCGACGGAGACGGCACTCAAGAAGCCAGCTCGTACCAGGTCGCGCGCCATCACAGCGCGGTCGTGCTCAGCCCACTCGACGCCGATGTCGAAGGCTTCATCGCTCGTGCGGTAGTCGACGACCCGACCGAGTACATTCTCCAGATCCGGAGGAGACCCGTCGCCATAGGCGTCGTGTCCCCACATGAACACCGGGTTTGTTCGGAAGTTCGTCGTGTCGATTCCTCTCGGTTCGACGATGGTTCCGTGGCGGTCGAGATCGTTGGTGCTGGCTCGGAACCAGCTCATCGAGCCTTCTTCCTCGAGTGCTCGAGCGGAAGCGTTCAGGTTCATCAGACATCCCTCACGTCGTTGATGAGAACGCACCGGCAGCGAATCACGTTCCCCGCGCTGGTCCGTCCGTCGTTATCGTCGAGAGGGCGCTGCATGGGCTCACCCCCGACATAGAAGGCTTCGTTGATCGGAAGCGTTCGCGCAGTTTGTCCGGACGAATTCTTGATCGCGCCCGAGCGATGGGCGTCTCGAGTCCGGTCGTCCTGGGTTGGGACCCAGGTCTTTGTCACTACCAAGTCGTCATTGGCTTCATCGAAGGCACGAGCGTTCTCGAACTTCCCGGCGTTGTAGGCATTCGCTGTCTCGGTTCGAGCGATCGTTTCGGCGCGGACGCCTTTGTACTCGTCGAACTTGGCGCGCAGCTTGTCGGCAATCCCGTCGATCGAATCGCCTTCTGCAAGAGAGGAAGAGACGATCTCTTGCACCGTGCCAAGCGTCTCGGCTGTGATCCCCTTGACCTTCTTCGCTGACTCTCGAGCAGCCCACTCGATGACTTCGTCAGAGACCAGGTTGAAGTCGACGTGGAGATCAGGGGAGATCGTCGAGGCAAGCTCTTGGCTGAAAGACTCGAAGCCTTCGCCGAAGGTGCTGAAAGACTCCTCGAAGAGAATAGCTTTCAAGTCCTCGTC